ACGCAAGATTTGTATTGCGCTACTGTTGGTGCGGCAGATGTCGCCCCTGCGCTTGTTACTGTTGTCGTTCCTGAAGTTACTGCATTAACTGTTAAAAGTCCTGCGCCTGTATTCAAAATAGTAATAGCAGTTCCGTTAGGAAATGCGTAAGTTGCGTCCGTTGGTATTGAAACTGTTTTAGTACTTGCGTTACTTGCAACAACTAAAACCTGATATTGGTCAGTTGAGGCAAGGGTATAAGTTGACCCGCTTTGAGTATTCAAAGTGAAGGATACTAACCCATTAAACATTGCAGCCGATAGGACGTCACCTGTTGCTGCTGGAAAGCCTGTTGCCATTTGTATATCTCCTTAGTAGTCTCTAATTATATCTCAGTATGAGAGAATATCCTCGCCAAGTACCCCATAAGTACTGTTTCCCACAATAAACCCATCTGTTATGGGTTCCAAGGTGGTGAATGTGCCTACCCATGCGTTTGGCGTTATATCCCAAGATACTCCCTGAATCTGTAAGTTCTTAGTAATTACTGAGGAATCGGGTTGTATGTTGGAAATAAGAACATTGTCAAAATAATCTAAATCTAGAATTACGTCATTTGGGACTAGAGGGTCATAAAGGTCAATTGTCATGCGATCAATTCTTATAGTGGTTGTGCTGCGTGTGGAAACATAAATGGCGGCTATATTGGCTGAGTCGGTATCTGTTTGTACCACTAAATCACTAAATGAAACTGAGTGAGGAAAATAGGTTGCAACCGAATTAGCGTCAATATAAGTTTGGGTAGTGCCACCAACTCGAGTTACTGAACAATTATTAACAATTAATTTATCGTCAAAAGCAAAAACTAAATTTTTATATGGAATACCGCCGGTCTGATTAAATGCAATAGGTGTACCACCGGCTGAGGAAATTGTGTTTGTTCTGTTCTTAAATATGGCGTTGCCTTCAGGTGAAATAAAGAAAGCACCTTGTTCTGAAGTTTCTGCGTTGATAAGTGCTGCAAGTGCGGTTCTGTTTGTTGCTGGGTCAGCCTGAGTTAATGAGTTGCCAGTATCCAAATTACGCATTGAGTTAGGAAATGATACGGTGTCTAATATCTTGGCAGTTCTTGTTCCAGTATCCTGTCCTGCCGCTTGACCTGTAATTGTGCTTACCGTAGCCATTGCAAACAATCTGAAAGCATCTGAAGCATTAATGTCCACATAAGATACATTTTCTGCTTGATCGTAGGTGTAGACGTAATCAGTCGTATATCCACTAAATAGGTAGTAATCTAACCCATTGTACTCAGCAGAGATTCTAAGTTTTCTCAATGGTGTTAAATAACCGTATAGATCGGAACTAGTATTTTGCGGATTGAATCTACCATTTTGGTCATAGATACGAACGCTGCAAGTTCCAGCCTCATAGGTATCTCGTCCAATGTTTCTACCCCGATTAATTTTAATACCTCGGGTTATGTTAGTTAAATCAATTACCAATGAGGGTGCTGACTGATCTGACAAAATACCAACACCTAACACGCCGTTTACTGGGTCTCCAATAGTGAAAGGGTTACCGAAGGTAGCCCCAGAACTAAAGTTTAGGCTTATGTTGAGTACTGGTAGCGGCATATTATCTAAATGGGTTAATTGACGAGAATGAACCTGAAGCGGATGAGTTAATTAATCCGTTTCTCAATTCGTCTAATAGTCCTTGAGTAGCACCGTTGACGTTGATAATTGTAGTGCCATCTCGATTGAGTCCTTGAGATAAATTAAAGGCTTCGCCTTGCGCTTGCATCCTGTAACTCATTGAAGCCATGATTGCTTCGCTTTGTGCAATAGTCGCTGGCTTACTTTGTAACTTAGCAAGTTCAGTAGCAGTCATTTGATTCTGAGGATTAATGACTGCAAACTCAACACCATTTTTAGTAAAAGGTGCGGCTATGCTTGGAAGTCTTGAAGGTGAACTTACGCCTTGTCCGCCTACTGTTGTGGTTCCTAATTGGGCTAACAGTTTTTTCATTAATTCAATTTGAGCAATTAGGTTGTCAATATCAGTTGACCAACCCTCAAACGGATACAGGGCTTTAGGTAACTTGGCTATTGCTTCGGCAAGATTAGTGGTTTGTAATTGAGACTTGATTAACTCGGTTGCTAACTTAGCGGCTTCACTAGCGTTTCCTTGTATTAAGGCTAACTGTAAAGACAGTCTTAGTTTCTCTTGATCGGTAATCTTGTTTTGCAAGGCTGCATAAATTTGAATTTGCTCAAGATCAAAAACGCTAGACAATTGCTCAAGTTTCTTTCGTTCTGCTTCAATCTTTTTGCGCTCAGCATTTAAGGCTTTTTCTCTGTTGATCGCTAGTAGTCTTTGTGCTGCAAGTTTCTTGGCATCCTCTTGTAGTTTCTTTTCCTCTTTTTGCAAGGCTGTATAGTCAAACTTTTGGCTCATTGGGTCGAAAGGTTTATCAAAGTTCATCTTGTATTGGAACAGCGGAGACGAAGGACTTAGGGTTAGGTTTTGCAACCCAGTCTTTGTGAACTTAGCAAACTCACCAAATCCAGATATAAGGTTTGAAATTTTGCTTGATAAAACATCAATTCCACTACCGTACTTTTCAGGGTTACCAAAAGCATCATCAAGTGCGCCTACTAATGCGCCGCCGATCATCTCTTTAGCATCCTCAGTTTTAGCCTTGAGAATGTCCATCTTTCCTGCAAAAGACTCAGCCGCTAATGCTGCCTGACCGTCAAATCTTTTTGCTAAGAATTTGGTTACCTCATCCAAGTCCATTGTCTTTAATTCAGTACTCGTTAAACCAACGCCTAAACGTTGTAAGGCTGTGTTCTGACCAAGTGCTGCTTTGCTTAATGCGTCAGTAACAGACGCTAAATTTGCACCTGTACCCGCTGAAGTATCTAATGCAACTGAAAGTAATGTTTGTGCTTTTTTGGCATCTAAGGTTGCGTTAACTAAAGAGGTGAAGGCTGGTCTTAATTGATCATCTAAAACGCCGGTTGTGTTTTGTAATTTTGTTATGAATCCAGCAGTACTAATTACTGCATAAGATTGACCTAAGTTTTGTAATGTTTTTGATAACGCATTAGCAGCCTTTTGATCGTCACCAAAAGCCTTGATTGCGCTTTTACCAAACTTTATAGTTTGGTAAGCACCAAAAGCCACACCAAGAGTCTTGGCTGATTTACTTAAAGAATTTAATGCTTTAGTTGCCGCTTTCGAGCCTTTGTCTATGTAGGTGCTAACAATTGGAATTTCAATACCGGTACTCATGCTGCTAACCCGATTCTCCTCTTAGTGCTTGAATTAAACTTTGCAACGGCGGTATTGATTGCCTTGAATGTTGCGTTAGTGACTTGTCCTTGATCTTTAGCAAAAGCCGCAAATAACAATCTACCTTTATCAGTTCGACGGCTACCAATACTCTTAAAACCGCCGTAAGTGCCTTGAATAGCCCTGTTAAAGTGCGCCCCTGCATTTGGATTATTACTCTGGCTGTTACGATCTCCATTAAAGTTTGCTCGTCCTGCGGTCTCAATAATTGCGCCAACTCGAGATCGGTTTAACAATCTATAAACATTTACAAACCCAGCACTATTACGGCGAGATCGACCAAGGCTGTAAGTCAAACCCTTTTTAATTAATGCTTCGTTATATCTTGGGAAACCTAATTTTCTGCCAGTTCTTGAAACTACTGGTTTTCCCTGATCTTGCCAAGATTCTAATTGGTATACATTTGGTTGAACCATACCTCGAGCATCATCTACAACTTTTTTCATTGCAAGACGAATTTCTTTGTTCATCTCCTTGTAGAGGTCAGGCGCAAACTTCTTTAAGGCTTTTTGAGCCTCAACGATACCTTTTACCTCTACTGGCATTTTCAATCCTTTTTTGGTCATCTTTTAGAACGGTGATTGTTGCTAAAAGTAATGATCTATCCATTTTCAAATACTCTGAATGAGGTATGCCAGTCCTAACTGCTAATGTTGCAATTAGGTGAGTAAAGTCATACCTCGTCACCCATTTGGGGAGTCAGCGTCCATAATCTCTACCTTGGATAGAGTCTCTAGATACTTGTCCCCAAACGGCGGAACTGTAATACCTGCACGTCTTTCGGCTTCCCATGAAAGCCAGTAGACGTCAGATTGCTTTTCTTCATCCCTGAACCGCTTATGAAATCCAGTTTTGAAATTCTGTTCAAACGCATATTCGAGTGCAGGGGTTATATCAAAGTCTGATACATCCCCTGAAGCCTTAGTCACTCTTATTTTAATCATTGTTACTCCTTAGAATGTACCTGTTGTTGCAACGGCAACTGCACCGTTGATAGTCCATGTTACATCCTGCATACCTATATCTCCAACACTTCCGTTAATGTCGGTAGTGTTATTTACCAAAGCGGTGAATGTGTAGAGTGGGTTGGCTGCGCCTACTGCGGTTCCCTTTTCCTGTAACAATACGCAAGTTACTGAAGTTCCCCATGCAGCCTGAAGGGTTGCAAGAACGTTTGCTGTTGCGGTGTCGTTTAGGAAGGAAATGGTCACGCTTGAGGCTTCTAAGCCTTTTACAAATTTGTGACCTGTATCACCCATTGCGGTGACCTCAAGTTCATCAAATGTGCGGTTAAGTGTGACGGCGGTCAC